TCAAAAATAATTCAAAAATAATTCAAAAATTTAATTTAATTTAATTTTTTATAAATCTTATAAATCTTTATAACTATTGATAAGAAATTCATTTATTATTTTTCTATTTTCTTCTTTTTTTTTGATAAGGTTTCTATGTATTTTTTTTAATTCTGGGTCAAGTGGTTCTCCATTAAAAATTTCAGGATTTATATATTTTTCATTATCGGAAGTCATATGTGTTCCAAAAGGTTTAAATGGAACAGATGAACCACCATTACACAAATGAGGATTCCTTCTATGAAAACCACCACCACCATTTTTTTTTAATTGTAAAGAATACCAGTAATCCTTGAATGCTTCTGATTTAATTACTTCTGGAAAGATTAAGGAATGATTATAGTTTGGTTTGTCAGTCATTTTTATTGTTTTTATATCTTATATTATTATTATAATCTTATTATTATAATCTTGTTTTATATTTTTCATTTTATAATTTATTAGATAGTTTAATAATTTAAAAATTTGTTTAAATGTTTAATTGTCTTCACTGCTATTTAGTAATAATGGGTCAGAAAAACTATTATTACGACTACTTTGATTATTTTGATTACTTTGATTACTTTTAACAGTATTATATCTAAAATCAACTAATTGCTTCATAAAAGCCTTGTTAGGATTCGCAATAGGTCTAATAGACCGAACATCATTTAATATGCTTTCCAATGAATTTGTAGTATTTGTCATTAAATATGCTAATAAAATACTAACACTTCTGGAAACACCACACATACAATGAATATATACTTTACCACCATTTTTAAGAGCATCTTTAATAAATAGATTAGTAATAGGAAAACTATAAGTTAAGTCCCAATCTACCGTATCATAAGCATAAATATGTAAGTATTCAAAGTCGTCTGGATATGGTTCAAATCTTTGAGAAAGAATGTTAATAATATGTGTAATACCATTTTCTTTTAAAAATTCTTTATTAGTTGCAGTAGATATATTACCAACAAATAATTTATCATTAATTTGTGAAATATCATTATTATCTGCTAAATTAACAAGATAGTTTTCTAAAAATAATCTGACAGGAATATATATATTTTTAATGAAGATTGGAACATTTGACATAATTTAATAACTTTAATATTAATATTAATATGTATTATTTATAATATGTATTATTTAGAATTTTATAATTTTATAATTTTATAATTTTATAATTTTATAATTTTATAATTTTATAATTTTATTATATTAATATATATTATTATATAATTACAACAATATATTACACTTTAATCTCAGATAAAAGTAAAAGAAAATAATAAATAATAGATATTAATAATAAATATGTCTCAACCATTATCTAAAGATAGAGAATGTGGTAATATTAAGTGGTGTCCTTATCATAAAAAAACGGTTAATGTTAATAATCATTATCAGGTTGTTTCACCTTCAAATGTAGAAGATTATAAACGTTCCAATGGTCCAAATCAGATGATGCAACAATCTTTACCAAATGGTGGTATTTTTGGAGGTCCTCAATCTACAAAACCATGGGCAAATACTCCTACACCAGCAACATCTACAAATTATGTTAAAAACCTTTTAGCAAGTGCTAATCCACCACCTGGAGCAATGGACCAATTAGTTGGAACAAATCGTATTGGTAATAATTATATGGCAATGTCTGATTTATATTGGTATAATCCATCTGATTCACCAAATGGAACATATAGTATTATGGGTCCATTATAATTATAATTATTTTAATATTATTTTTATTTTAATATTTTGTTATTTATATTATACTAATTTGAATAATTCTTCTAACATAATTGTAAATTATAATAAAACTTTAAAAATTATAAGAAAATATCAAAATAATAGAATATGAATATTAAAATAGAGAATGTTTATATGGCGGTATCATTTTTAATTGGTATGGTATTAGTATGTAATTTAAATAAATTAGGTATTATGGAAGGTTTTAAATCAGTATTAGACTCTTCTAAATTATATAAGACTCATATAGGTTCTGGTTGTCAGAGTAGATTATGTAAAGAATCCGATAGTTTCCGTCATTCCATTAACTATAAAAAGAAAATCGATATATCAGACAAAGGTTGTGGATGTAAAATACTCCCATCTAAATGTAAATCGGATATATTAATAGAAGAAGAAAACATTACAAGACCAGTCAGATTATCTGATGAAGAAGAATTAAAATTATTACAAAAATATATTGAAATAACATCTACCAGTAATAGACCGATTCCTTGGAAATCAACAATTTAAATCCAATATGTCATTATGTAAGCAATAATATACGCAAACGATGATACCAAACTATATATTAATGAATCAATATAAATATTCTTAGTTTTTTCCAATTTCATAATATGATGTTTGACTATACTTACCAGATAATATTTAAAGGCGATAACGGCAAGAACTGTTAAGAATCTTTTGTTTAGTAATCCATTGAAGTAACTATACAATGTAATCATAAGAAATATACAAATTGCAGATATAAAGTATAGTATTACATAAAAAAAATCAATTGATAATTTATCTACTAATTTAAAATAAACAACTGTATATAAAAAATTAGATACATATGACATAAACGCATCTAAATTTGTCATTATAAAATCAATTGGTAGTCCAAAAGACTGCGGACTAAATATATCTGTAGCATACGTTATAAATCCAGCAATTGGAGATGTTATAGCAAATGAACTTATTAAAAGATCATTGATATTATTTTTCTCTACAGTATTAATATATTTATCTGTCAGTAAATGCCAATAATAATTAGTGATTACTAATGGTATAACTACATATATTATTTCATTTTTAAATTTACTAAGAAATTGTTTATTTTTAAATATCATTATTAATATTTTAATTATCTCTTCAATATCTTTTTCAATATCTTTTTCAATATCTTTTCAATATCTTTTTCAATATCTTTACAATATCTTTTTCAATATCTTTACAATATCTTTATTATAATAATATAAAATTATTATTTTCCAATACAACCTTTTAATTTATAATAGAATAATAATAAGATACTAACTTCTAATAAAATACGAAATTAACATATTAACATATTAACATATTTAAATCATCATTATCCAATGATAAAATTCGGTCCATAATATCATTAAACGATAATAATCTATCTTTAAAATCTTCATCTTCAGATGGTTTTAATATGTAATATTTTTTATCATATGCCTCTCTTTCATATCCATTACTTCCACCATCTGGTCTAAAAAAGAATTTTTTACTATTTTTATCCATAGTTAAAACACTAACGTGACCCATTCCACAATAAATAATCCCTATATTTAGTATATGTTGATAGTCATCTTTATCTTTAATAATTTGATAAGGAGATAATATAGTCATATTTTTAATTTTAATTTCAGCGTTTTTATTAGCAAATATACGAAATAACATTGCTAACATTATTGGTATTTCGAATTCAGTAATTAAATTTTCTAAAATTGGGTCTATGTCATTTAAAGATATAGTATCAGAATCAATATTTATTAAATCCTTTAAATCGTGTGTTTTATTGTTATAAAAGAATGTTTGATTCTTGACAGTTCCATCTTCATCTTCTAAAATAGTAACCGTCGCTTCTAATTTTTTTAAATAATTAATTACATCTCTTTCACTTTTTTTATATTGATTACGAATATTACTACTATTACTACTTAATAATGATGATGCCATATTTTAGCGTGTTTTATTTTTAAATAATAATTGAAAATATTATGCTTGATAAAAAAATTAAATTTATTGTTTTAATAATATAAACTTTAACATAACAAATTATCTTAAATAAATAATTTAATGGATAATTTAATGAATAATTATTATAATTTAGCAATTTCATTATTTGAATCTAATTGCCAGACATTTAATGGTTTTTTCCGGATCATTCCAGAACTAATATTAATAGTATAATCTTTTATTTCATCATAAACTGAATTATCATAAAATATAATATCGGTAGTGGTATCAAACAAATAGTTTGATTGCTTTGATTTATTAGAAATAATTAAACAATCAATTAAATCTTCTTTAGTATATTGATTAATAATTTCAGTGCTTCGTCGGTATCCAGAAAAAACGTTATACCAATTTTCAAATCTTATATTATTATCTAGTAAAGTATTAAATATTTTTTCTATATTCTTGTTATCATTGTAATTATCATAACCATAACAAATCATAAGTTTTGTTTTAATATTTTTAGATTGATTAATGGTTATAATATGTTTAATTAATTTTTCAAAATTTTCATTTTTAGATATTAAATTACTTTCACCGAATACAGAGTTAAAATCCAAATAATCAATAATATGTTTTTCTTCTTCTTCAATCATAATATCGTCAGATATTAAAATTAAATCATCTTTTACATTAATTTCTTTACGACATATAGGACAATTAACTCTACTTAATAATGAAGTTATAATACAGGAAAAACACATTACATTTTTACAACAATCTAAAACAACTTTATTTTCAATATCACAAATACAAACTGGGCATTCATTAATATTATGAAGTCTATTATCTAAATCGCGACATTTAGTATTTAATTCAGATTTTGTTTTTTCTAATTTAATAATTTCTTCTTCATTATTAGGTATATTTTCTCTATCAGAATTAATTTCTTCTATTTTATCATTTATTACTAAAATTTTAGAAATAATATTATTTGTAGATTTTTTAATAATATCATCTAATTTCATTTTAATAATATCCATTTTTTCAATTGCTTTTTCTATATTTCCGTTATTAATATATTCAATAACTTCATCTGATATTTGTTTTTTTATTAGACTAATGTCATACTCATTATAGAGTGCGTTATTAGATATAATTCTTTTGAAATTATATAGATTTGAGTGTTCTGAAAATATAAAGATATTTTCCCATTCTTTTTTAAATTTCTTTAAAGAAGGACTATCTTTATTAAAATAAAGCAGTTTATTTTTGATAGACTCTGAAATTTTACAAAATGTTTGCACAATATAATTATCAAATATGTAATCTGAATTTTGGTAACAATTATAAATTGTTATTAAAGGTTTAATAGAAAGATTAATAATTGGATTACCATCTTCATCAAGGTAACAACCTTCAGTTCCATATGGAAATAGTAGTGATTTTCTGTCAGATTCAATATAATAATAAGTAGATGCTTTTATTTGGGTTAAATAATATTCTATATTTCTAATTCCCGAAACAAATAATCTTGAAACTATTAAATCTTGGTTAGCAATATAGTTTGCCAGTGTTAAATATAATTTATTTGTTATTAAAATTAAGTCATATTGATTAAATATATCAATATCAATCTTGTCTTGTTTAGCAAGATATAATGCGACTTTAGTTTCTTTAAATTTTGTCTTATAACATAATCGATTTGTTGGGTTTTGAGTATATTGATATTCTTTGATTAATCTTGAAAAGTTTTTATCATCTAAATAATATTTATCACTTTTATTTAATGGATTTTTTATTAATCTTTTTAAATCTGTGACAGTTTTAACAACTAAATATTTTCCAGAATAATGTTTTTTAATAGACATCTCCCATTTTTTAATATCCAAATTCTCAACAGTAATTATATTTGTTTTTAAATTTGATATCTTGTTTAATTCAGAACAAGGTGTCGCTAAAGCAAGTGCTACACAAATTTTACCACTCCCGTGAGAACTTGATAAAACATTAATATTAGCGGAAGAATATTGTTTGTTAGGGAATTGATTTTTTTCATATTTAAAAGGTTTTAGTTCTTTTTCGATTTCTTCTTTATTTTTATAATAATTCTTTTCCTTTTCAATACATTTAGAATACATTAATATTTGATTATCAAATAGTTTTGAATCAATTAAATTCTTTAAATGGAAAGGAGCGTTATACTTAGTAGGGAGATCAATTGGTACTGGGTCTAAAAATAGGTTAAATACTTTGTTAATTTCTTCTTTTAAAGATTTGTTATAATTATTTGGAATAGTGGATTGACATATTTTATTATCTGAATAAGCACCATTATTTTTAATAGGAATTGACTGATTTAGATGAAATTTATAAAATATATCACCGTTATATATTTCCTCATTCTTTTCTTCAAATTCTTCGGCATAACTTCTGATATTTAAGTAATAAGATAAGTTTTTATATTTATATGGTAAATTAATATAAAAATAGTTAAATCTGTTATAACTTGGAATAAACCTTTTCTGAGTAGAATATCCAACAAGGCGTTTATCAAATAAATAATTTAAATTTAAAATAAATTCTAAATCTTCTTCTTGTTCATTTTTACTTTTAATTTTTAATTTATAATTATTAGTTGTATCAAAGTAATAATCGGGTTCTTCGTGATTAAGAGACATTTTTGAATGTTTGAGAAGAAATATATTATATTTCTAATGAATTTTTAACTATTAATAATTATTGAATCAATTATTAAATCAATTATTAAATCAATTATATTTCTAATGAATTTTTTAATATTAATAACTAATTATGAAAAATAAAATCAATTTTATTTAAAGAAAAAATTAAAAACCAATTTAAAGGAAAACTAATAACAATAATAACAATAATATAAAACTAATAAAATAAATAATTTAATTTAAAGAAAAACAATAATAATATGGCATCTTTACATCGTATTTTAGAAAATCCATTAGTCTTGTTAGACTGTTTGGAAGAGGAAATACCTTTCACAAAAAACTTTACAAAAGGTATTAATAATCTTAGGAATGGGGTATTTAATCGTAGAGAAACCCCATCAACAATTTATTTAGATATGTCTTTACCAGGAGTTCCATTAGAAAGCATTATAATTAATGTAGAAAATGGAGTAGTAGATGTTAGTGTAGAACAATCTATAAGAGAGGATAACGATAATACTTATCAACATCAGTTTGTGGGTCTTCATAGAACTTTTAAATTACCAAATTCTATTACAGATGATATTGTTAGTGCAGACCATTATAATGGTGTTTTAACTCTTTCTTATCCAAATCGTCAAACATCAAATGTTAATACTGCTCGTAGAGTTCATATTAGTTCGTCTTCTTAATTAATTTTAAGCAAATACATATTCCATAAAAAACCAAGGGTCAAGATTTGCGATCCTTTCAATAATTAAAACTTTTTTTGGAAATGCTACTGCGATATTTGCCATAATAGATTGGTCTTTTAGTATAGGTCTATTATATTTAATAAAAGTTTCTAACATCCAATAATAAAGTTTCCACCATACCAGAATCATATCTTTGTGCATTATGAAAATAGTTCCAACAATAGATCTAATAACTTTGGTAAATTCTTGGACAGTTAAACCATTATTCATAAGACGATTACAATCTGGTGGAAATTGTCCTGCTCTACCTAATATTATTTTATCTTTTGGTAATGCTTTCATTTTTTCTTGATTAGGCCAATTTTTAATTAAATCAAGTGATATATCACCTTTATCTGCTCTATTACGAAATGCTCCTATATCTATCCAAACATAAAATTCACTTTTAAATATATTTAGTTCCATTGCTTTTTTAAGAAACTCTGTTTTTTCCGCCCATACCATATATAGTTCAACAGAATGTTTATCTTTTTCAAAATCTTGTAAATAGTTATTTCTAAAAACAGATAGATATCGGGATGTATAAAAATCTTCCAATTTGATAACAATAATATGAGTTTGTTCTATGTAAGGTTTTCTTTTTTCTCTTATCATTTCTTCACTTTCTAAATCACAAAAGATAATAATAGGAGTTTTAACATTACTTAAAAAATTGTCTATCCATTGTAAATAGTTATTATGACTATGTTTCGCTTTTCCTAATTGAAAATAACAAGTAACTAATGTTGTATAAGATTCCATATTTATAATAAAAAAATATTATATAAATATTATATAAATATTATATAAATATTATGTTTTTTATTTTTTTATTGAATAAACTTAAATAATAATAATCATTATAATCATTATAATCATTATACTTAAATACAATTTTTCATAGTTATTGGACACCGGGTTTCAATGAAATATTGAAATTTTTTATAATCAATTGGACAACCATTTTTCAAAGACCATTTTAAAATATCTTTATGTTCCCGTAATGCTGCATTATAACAAGTATGTTTATTCCATTTACATCCATTTTCCCGAACCCATTTAAGAACTTCAAGATTACCGGATGAAGCAGCAGCAGCAGAAGTATATTCATTCCATGGATAACCTTTGGAACGAGCCCATTTAAGAGCATCTAAATTACCGGATAAAGCAGTATAATCACATAGTTTTCGTGTATCCACTTGACATCTATTATTAATTGCCCATTCAAGTATATCAATACGTCCTCTTCTTGCTGCATGTTCAGTTACTTTGGAGTTCCATTTATATTCTCTGGTTCGCAACCATTTTAAAATATTAAAGTGCCCTCCGATTACAGCATTAGTACAAACACTTTTTAACCAGGGACATTTGTTTGTATATAACCATTCCAAAATATGTAAATGACCATTAAAAGCAGCATTATCCATTAAAACATCGCTAAGTTGTTCTCCTTTTTCACATGCCCATTTAATAATATCTAAATTACCATTAATAGACGCGTCATATATAACATTTGGATAGATTTCACATATTTTATTGTCATATAACCATTTTAATATTTTAAAATTTCCTATTCTGGATACCGTGTTCCAACTTTCTATACTTATTTCACAACCATTATTGAGAGCCCATTTTAACAGTTCAAAATGATTATTATAAATTGCATAAATAGCAACATTTTCATTCCATGGAAAATAGTAATTTCTTAAAAATTTTAACACTTCCAAATTTCCTCCTTCTGCCGCTCCAATACAAGCATTATTATTATAAGAATATTCTTGGTTAATTAACCATTCTAATATATGTAGATTACCATTTTTAGAAGCTTGATAATATAGGTCATCTTCTAAATCTAACGTTCTTGGATAATTATATTCATTATATATATCATATCCATCATATCCATCGTAATCGTTGTCATCAATATGGTCATTATAACATTCTTTATATTTGTAATATGAAGGGTCATTCTCAGATATGTAAATCATTATATTTAGTTTTCCGTATTTAGCAGCAGATATGAAAATAGGTCTAATATAATATTTTTTTTCAGGATAGTTCATTTTATACCACTTTAACATTTCAATATTTCCATTTCCAGCAATTGCGATATCAATATGTTCTTCTGGAAAATTATTATTTTTTGACCAAGATAAAATATCAGTATTTTGAACTCCTGAACCAATAAAAGTTTTTAATTTTTCTCCTTTTAGTAAGCGAAAAATTATGTCTCTCCATTGTCGCGAAACCATAGAAATCATAAAATAATGGTCTTTACCTAAAATAGTAAATATAATCATCCACAATTCAACTGGTAAAAAGAACTTCATCTTACAGGTATTAGTTTTCTTATCATTGACAAGATATTATTTACTTAATTTTTATTTTAAAATATAAAATTCAATTTTATAAAAAAATAACTATACTAATTTTTATTTGTTTTTTTGTAATCAATAAACTATTAAACAATAATCAATAATCAATAAACTATAAACTATAAACTATAAACAATCATATTCGACTACCAACTCAATAATATTCAGATTATTAGTTCGATAAGCTTCATTTAAAAGTTCTTGATTAATAGGGCATCCATTTTTCAAAGCATATTCTAATATATCAAATCTCTTATGTTTACCGGCGATAGTAGTAATATTGGAATTAAACTTAAAACCATTCTCGTAAAACCATTTGAAACGGTTCAATTCACCCATTTTTACAGAGCGGTACACTATATCATTAGTAAATGGAATATTTTGACTTTTCAACCAATTTAAAAAACTGAGATTTTTAGTAAAATTGTAAGAGTATGAATCGCATTTTCTAACCTTTTCGTGTATCCATTTTAAACAATCTAATTGGTTATTTTCAATTGCGACAAAGTCCAAATTTTCATAAGGACATCCATTTTTAATCAAATAATCTAATATATCAATATATCCCATCGCAACAGCGGTATCAACCGTTTCCTCATCCCATTGAGATCCAATACTCCTGAGCCATTTGATAAGTTCAATATTATTAGATGAAATAGCAGATGTCATAACAAAATCACTCAATGAACACCCATTTTCAAATGCCCATTTTGCCAATTCAAAATTATTTCCAGATACTGCCATATCTAATGTTTCTTCATTCCACGGACAACCATTAGTTCTGAGGCGTTTTAGTAGTTCAAGATGATTACCTGTAGCAGCTGCTTCGCAAACAGATTCGTCCCAGTCACATCCAATTGAACGCAACCAGAATACAGTATCTGAATGTCCCATTAAAGCCGCCCTAAAGATAATATCAATATCATTTAAAGAAGTTCCAGATTGATGGATATAATCCAAGATATCAATTCTTCCGAGGTCAGCAGCAGTAATAAAACATCCTATATCCCAAGAGCAACCTTTCTCATGTAACCAACGAATTACATTAAGATGACCTCTTACAATTGCAGAGTCCATCGTTTCATCATCAAAAACGGAACTTTTTTCAGACAACCATTCTAAAACTTTAATATGACCTCCTGCAGCAGCAGATTCTGAAACATCATTATCCCAATTGTAATTATTTTGATAAAGATTTGAAATATATTCTAAAATATGGATGTGACCGTTCTCAGCCGCTTGACAACAGACTTCATTGTCAAAGTAACACTTACTTTTAAGAAGCCAAACCAATACACTGAGATGTCCGTTTTTAGCGGCTTCAGAACAAGCTTTGTCATCAATCGGATATCCAGAACCCCATGCCCAATATAGAACCATAAGCTTCCCATGCCTCGCAGACATCTGACATATTTTATCAGGGTAAGGATAATTAATACTTAAAAACCATTCACATAGTTCTTGAGAATCAACAATCACGTGAGATGGGGTAATCATTTTTTGATTTGAATCATTAAAATTACGCCATCTTTTGATTATAGATTTCCATTTCCTACAAACCATCGACATAACAAAAAACCAATCTTTTCCACAAAATAGTAAAATCATTTCCATTAATTCAACTGGGAAAGACATAATATTCAGCTCTTTTGAGTGAAACATTTTTGTGAGATTCCGAAAGTAATAAACATAAGTAATTCTATAAAGTAAAATTTAATTTATATTATTTAAAAAATCAATTTTATAGTAAAATAATAATTAAAATAATAATTAAAATAATAATTAAAATAATAAAATGGATAATTCTGAAATAGATATTACAAAATATGATTATGTTGTTGTTGGTGCTGGTATAAGTGGTTCAACTATAGCAGAAAGGTTAGTAAATTGTGATACTTGTAAAGTTAAAAATAAAGTGTTAGTAATTGATAAAAGGAGTCATTTAGCAGGTAATTGTTATGATTATATAGATAAAACAACAAATATTAGAATATCAAAGTATGGACCGCATTTTTTTCATACAAATGATTTAGAAGTATGGAATTATGTTAATATGTTTTCAAAATGGATTAGATGGGAACATAAAGCATTATCATATGTAGAATCAGTTAATAAATGTGTATCAATTCCGGTAAATATCACAACTATAAATGAATTATGTAATGAAAATATAGAAAACAGTGAAGATGTGAAAGAATGGTTATCTTCTAATCAGATTAAGTATGACGAAATTATTAATAGTGAAGAGATGGCGAAATCAAGGGTTGGAGAAAAGTTATATAAATTATTAATAGAACCTTATACATATAAACAATGGAATAAGATGCCAGAAGAATTAGATGCTTCGGTATTAGCAAGAATTCCAATCCGTGATAATTTTGATAGTAGATATTTTTCAGATAAATATCAAGCATTACCAGAAGATGGATATACTAAATTAGTTGAAAATATGTTGGATAATCCAAATATAACAGTTTCATTAAATACAGATTTTTTTAAATTGAGAGATTATTATAAAAATAAAGTAAGCAGTTCAGAAATGCCAACTATAATTTATACTGGTCCAATTGATAGTTATTTCCCGAATTTACCTAAATTAGAATATAGGTCGTTAGAG